ACTACCACTTACAGTTTGAACTGATGTTGTAAATGACTTTTGTATATATCTTTTACGAGCACCAAATCTAAACTTAACAGTTTCGTTTTCTTTGTATGCTTCTCTAAAATGTATTGGATACAAATAATTTTCACTATTACCACTCACATCTAAAGAAGTTAAACTACCTGTATTTGAACCAGTTGCTGGTAGATGGTCATCCCATTTCAATTCTATCTTCGGTGAGTAGATAGTGTTGGTTTGTCTTGAGAAAAACTTGATGTCTTCAAAACTACCACTTGATGTTTCTCTACTACCAGAAAGTCTTATTAGTAAACCATAATTTGTGTTATCACCACTAAACCATTTTTTAGCCATAGTGGTTATATCCATGTTTATATCTGGTGATTCGGAAGAAAAAGTTTGCGTTGTCTCATCCCCAGCAATATAAGTCCCACCAGGATTTGTCCAACTTATTTCAGATGCACCCTCTCTGTTTTTTCTATACTCCCAACTACAACCATCTGTTGTTTTGGGGGCATCTAATTCTTTTCCTATACCCTCATCCCATTCTTGATTTAATGGATAAGCAGCAATTGTATACTCTTCAGTTAGCCCATTTGTCCCCTCTGTTTCATAAAGTCTAAGATTAAGTTTATAATCACTTGGTATATCTGATGATGTTATGTAGTTTTTAATTTCATCGGTATCAAACTGTAGTAAAACACGAGTTGGATAATGAAATGCTCTATCAAAAAATACTTTTTTTAGTTCAAGAACTTCGTCTTGACCAGCATTCTTATCTGTAAAATCTTCACCTGTAGTTGGATTTGAACCACTACTGATAAAGGTGTCTTTAGTTGTAAAAAAATATCTATGCATTATATTACCTTTCCGTATATGTCTTGGTTAGGGTTTTTTAATTCAAATACAGCGGGTGAAACTGATGGTTTATAAATACCATCTTGTAAGGCGGCGCCAAAGTTATATTGAAAACCATAAGTATTATCAGTTCCTATAATTTCACCATCACCTTTATAATAATATAATTGTCTACCTTCTGCATATTCACCAGGTTTTCCATCTTGAAACAAAGTCAATTCATTTATCCCAATTACACCATCTAAAGACAGAATATTATATTGTAAATCATTGATATTTATTGATTGTCTAAATAACATCTTTTCAACTTTAAAAAATCTTTTTATCGTATCAATGACATTAAGTTTTACTTCAGTTGGATTAAATCTCCTATCATAATTAACAATAAACCTAACACCAAAATTAATAATATATCCAGAAAATAAAATATCATTCAAAGTAAATCCAAAATCAACAATATCATTTATCATTCTAAACTGATTAAGATAAGTAGCTACATTTTGTAACACTAATTGTGGTGTCTGTGCAAGTTGTTTATTTTCATTATAAGAAAGAGTAGAAACGAATAAAGTCCCACCATCTAATCTATCCACATAACATTTAGCAATACTACCAAATTTTTGTGGAATACTTTGAATTCTAGCAGTATAATCTTCTTTCGTAACACAACGAAGTTGAGTAGCAAAAAAAGCACTAGCGTTGTTTTTTATTTCATCTACAGTTTGACCATCTGTACCACCCACACTTGGTTCATCATTTGTTACAGTAATGGATACGCCATCAGGAGCATTTTGTATATTACTCAATTCACCAGTTTGTGCATTGGAATCAGCACCACCACCTACACGATAAGTAAAAGTCAATATAGTATTTGATGGTGTTTCTCCTAGATTTAAACTATTACCTATAGTAGAACCTATAGCACTTGGTATATCAGAAATATTTGTTCCGTTTATAGTAACACCAGCTTGTTCTACAGGATCAACATTTGAACCCGAATTACTAAACCTAAATAATCCGTTACCAAATTGAACTTTATAAGTTTGACTATCGTCATCAAATCTAGTTGTAAATTTTTTATTTGTTTTTATATATTCGGCAACATATGGTATTGGTATAGATGAGGTATCATCAGTAGCCTCTCCTTGGTCATAAGCATTATCCCTTGTACTGTCGTTGGTATAATGTGTTTCTTTTAATACTTTTTCCTGTGCCAAATAATCAACTTCATGCCATTTTTGTCCAGATGCATCTTTACAATCTATCACTTCAACAATATTATCAACACCCAAATCTAATTCTAAAAACTTTGTTGGACTTGTTATGGTAAAAGATTTAGTTTTAGTTTCTGCAGATACAGCTCTCACATATCGTGTAAGAGTATATGAACTTGCCTCACCATCTGAATTTAAAGTTGGTGCACTAACAGTTGGATCTCCTGAACCACTTGCTGTGAAGTCTATTTCATTAGTTGTTTCATATACTAATTCTGAATTTACATTAGATTGTATTTGCAAACCTCTATCTATTGATGATGGTGCTTCACCATATGTTGGTTGACCGGCATCATCAGCTCCAATAGTCGTTGTAACTTTTAAGCGAACAACAGAGGGTGTTTTGTTTGGAGTTTTATATCCAAGAAATTCGGCTAATCTTCTTACATTTCTTTTTTCAGTTGCAGTTGATAAAAGGTTCTCTTTATAATTGTAATCAATATAATAAGAAAGAACATCACCAACATAACTTGATAATTCTATTAACATCATACCAGGTGATGTTTCATTAAAATCTTTATATGTATCTGGAAAATAAGATTTTGTATATTCAATTAAATCGGACTTTATTGTACTAAAATCTTTACTTGTATAATTTACATTCGTTGGTATTAATTTTTGTTTTTCAGTATATGCCATTACTAAGCTCCATCAATTGTTGTTGAGGTGTCGCTTCCAACACCATCGAATACAACCTGAACACTCTCTAAAGAATTGGGTGTTCTATTTAAATTAAATACTATGTTTATATCAACTTGATTATTTTCAGATTTATTATTTATCTGAATGTCTCTTAGTTCTACAAATGGTAGCCACCTTTCAAAAGCATCTACAATATTATTTTCTATTTGTATAGTAATATCCGAAGTCATTTGTTCAAATAATAATCGTCTTAAACCAATTCCCAAAGTAGGTTGAAAAACTCTTTCACCTTGTTCGGTTTGTAATAAAAGTTTAATATCATTTTTTACAGAATCAATAGTCGTTTTCGTTGTAGTGAAATATCCATCACCATTTGGAATTTTACTAAAAGGAAAGTCTATCCCCACAGATACTCTCGTATCTTTATCTTCTATAAATTGTTTCGTTCTTCTGTCGAGTATTGGCATTATACAATTCCGCTTTTGTCTCTGTTTATAATCTTATCTACTTTTACCACAGACTGAAGAGAGTTTGGTGTATCAGTAGCACCCGTTGGATTGTCAAGACTAACTGTTATGCTTATTGGTACAGGTAATGTATTCACACCCGTATTGGTAACTATCGCACCAGGAGGAAGTATCGTGTCCCCCTTTAAACTGTTAACCCTAAAAGTTAAACTATCAATATAATCTCTTATTGCTTTGGCTAACTGTTCCGATAATACCTCTATCTTTTTAGCACCCTCTTTAGAAACTTTAAAGTCCTTATCTTTTGTAGGTGTTAAATTCTGCAATAATGCAGTTTCTATAGCAGATTTAAGCGCCATTCTTAAACTTTGCCTTTTCGTCTACTTTTTTCATTACTTCTGAGTAATCCTTTGTGAATGCCTCTGCTAAATGTTCTGGTAATCCCTGAGTGTTTTCTACCACAGATTTTGTTTCTGGTTCTTCATTCATTGTTTTCCAATCACCAGCCGCGGCAGTTTCATTTAAAATATCATTTAAAATATTATCCTTTGTGAGAGGAACATTATTTGATGGTAATGTCGGAGTCGGAACCTGTGACTGAACATTTGTTTTTTTAGTTGGAGACGAGTTAAGTTGTGTATCTATATCTTCTACTATACTATTAGATCTACTATTAACTAACACTTCATTTAGTTTTTTTTCAACTACAGTAAATTTATAATCTAACTCTTCTCTTATAATATCTCTTATTAACTTCTTAAATATATTAACCTTCATTTTAACTCCTATTAGTTTGTATGAAATGATGTCTGCTTAAAAATGGTGTTGGACCATCTTTATAAACCCCATCATCATTTGTTTCTCTTATTTTTAACTTACTTAATATCTTCTCGATACTTTGTACAGCACCTACAACTGTAGATGAAAGTCTTAATGGTGCTCCACCAGCATCTACTAATGGTATGGGTACACCTTGTACAAGTGCATGAGCACCATTTATCACACTAACAATATCTTCTAATATTTTTCTTAACTCTTCACCTAATACCATAGGTTCAGTTTTTGTTTGAGATTGTACTCCTAAATAAATATTCTCTGATTCAATAAGTGTGTGTTTTTTAGATGTAATTGATATATTCTTACCAGAACCCATATTAATATTTCTGAGAGCAGACATTGTTAAGTCATTATTTTGTGCATCAAATGTTATTCTATCGGAAAATATCACTACCTGGTCAAACTCAGTTTGTTGCTCTGCAGTTGATGTTACACTCCCAAAATTTATATTAAATTCATTTTCCGGAGGAATACCCTCTGCCGATATGTTTGAGTTTCCTATACCAATAAGATATCCCTTATATTTATCTTGGTCTTCTTCATATGATTTAAATATTACTTTATCACTTGATAATCTCTTAAAACCATCAACATAATCACCTATAGTTCCAAGTGATAACATACCAATAATAGAGCCATTGTTTTCAATCACTTCACCTTCTTTATTTGTAACTACTCCCACATTATTTTTAATTATACTGTATGGGTTTATAAATCTATAACCAAGTTGAATTGAATTTCCATGTCTACCCTCTAATGTTAAATCTGACACATTTGATTCAACTTCAGCATCAGATCCCACCTCTCCTATACCAGTATCATACGGTCTATCTAAAATAATGTTTTTAATTTTGGTTGCTTTATTAATAGCTCTTTTTATAAAATTTATATTGTAACCATCATCATTATCTTTTCTATCATCTAAAACCACTCTACTTGGATTTAAGTCTTTATTAAATAAAATGTCAGGACTGTAATTTGGATTATTTAAAGTATTTATTGGTCCTAAATAATAAAATTTACTACCCATGTTAATGTAAATTACAGAGTCACCACGAGATATCGAGTCGGCAAAACCCCTTAGTAAAGGTTGTGCTAAAAACATATTTTTTAAATATTGAGATGGTAAATCAAAACCAGGTTCACCAAATGTCGGAGTTATTAAAATAAGTTGACTCACATCTGAAGGTGCGCCATAAATTGGATAACCAAATGATTCTAAATCACTTGATTGTAATATTACTTTCTCAACATGACCATGATGAAATGTAAACTCTGGTCCAAAAATAGTGTCTTGATTTGGACTACCAATTACATTTACATTTGATGGATTTTCTCTAACATTAGACATTAACTATTACCATACTTTTTTCTTACTTGAGCCATATCTACAATATCATCTTTCTTCTTCTGTAAATCTTCCGCTACATCTTCGAGAGAAGCCATGAGTTGTTCTTTTTCTTCTTCAGATAATAATCCAACATCACTA